GCCTTGGCTACACCAACATCGAACAGCCCTTTGTTGTAACCGGCCAGCGCGGGATTGCTCCATGGCTTACCCGGCATCTCCATCAAGCGGGCCTTGGCGCCGGCAATCAGGGTTTCGGCATAGCGTTCAATCAGGTTGGCGTCGAACACCGTGGCATTGAACTTCGGCACAAAGACCGTGCGCACCCGCATGATCTGGCCGGCGTCCATCAAGGTAGGCTTTGGCAGCACGCGGAAAGCCATGTCGTTGAGCATGTAGTAGTACAGCGGTGAGCCAACAGCACTGAAGGCCGAGCGCATGTAGTAGAGAATCTTGTCCTCGGAGGCTGGCAGGATCTCGCGGTTATTGACCATGATCGACTTGACGAAGCGGACCTGTGCGCCGTTTGGCGTAGAGGGTTCGTAGTCGCTCTTGTCGGCTGCTAGAGGGATGTCCTCGTATTCATTCCAGCAACTTGATTGCAGGCAGAATTCCCGAGCGGCCATGTTGATCATGGCCACGATCACCGGGTCAGGTGCGCCAGCGACATCGAGCGTGATGTAGGGAATCAGCGAGTCGTAATTGAGAGATGCCATGGTCGGCCACCATAAAAACAATGGCCGGATTGTGAGTCCGGCCACCAGTGATGCAGATCAAGTCAGGGAGCTATCAGGCATCCACGATATTGATCACATTGACGGAACTGGCCACCGGGTGGCCTGATTCGTCGGGGTGGAATTCCACCTTGCGCTGGCTGCGCAGGTAATCAACCATGGCAGCCGGCAGTTCAACCGGCTTGTCGAATTCGAAGTGACCTTCGAACGAATTGAAGCCGAGGAAGATATGGGAATCGGTGTTACCAGCCGGGCGCTGGATGATCACGCGCTTGGTGCGGGCAACCGGCGATTCGACTTCTTCAACGGTTTCGACTGTGGCAACTTCGGTGTTGGCGGTACGGGCCATGCTTTTCTCCTTGTGGTGATGAAAAGGAAGCCCGGATCAATCCGGGCCTCCGTCATTCAGGGTTAGCCGAGTTGGCTATCCTTGAGGGTTCCGGTCACAATCTTCTTGATGTGGGCCGGCTGCAGAACCTTGACGGCCTGCATGGTCTTGTAACCAGCCTTCGAACGCTGGGCCAGCGGATCGGAGTCGGTCGGGGTTGCACGAACCATGGTCGGGGTCACGGCGAATTCACCCTTCAGGGCGACGCCAGCCCAAGCATCGGCACCGAACACCAGTACGTCGTACAGGTTGACGTTGGCGCCACCATCCGAGTGCAGGTTCGGAGCAGCGACCACGGTGCCACCGGCATTGGCGCGCTTGCCAAGCAGGGTCGAGGACAGGAAACGGATGTTCTCGAAGTTGCCGAACTCGCCTTGCAGCGGGGTCATGCTGGAGCCGTAGTCAGCAACCGGCGTGAAGTTCGCGCCCAACTGCTTACGGATGGTGCCTTCCAGATCAGAGTGGCAGATGGCGACGAAAGACGGCTCGCAGGCTTGGGTGCCGTAGCGAACGTCAGACTTCACAACCTTGGTGATCGGGCGGCCGTGGTTGTTGCGGATCGAGCGAACAGCGGCGCGCAGTTCGGCGGCACCGAACGGGGCAACGATGTTGGCTTCACCGGCAACGGATCCGGCGAGGAAGACGTTGACCGACACATCGCCAACGATACCCAGCCAGCGCATCGCTTCGATGACTTGGCCGGCGTTCTCGCCGAGGATGCCCATGTACTCGGTCAGCACATCATCGATGTGGGTTTCTTCGGTGATGTCCGAGATACCGACGACAGCACCGTATTGGGCCAGCGTGACATCCACGTTTTGCATGGTGGTGCCAAGCTCGGTCGGCGTGGTGGCTTCGGCCAGCGCGAAGGCGGTCAGGTTGCCAGCGGTCAGGACTTCACCATTGGCGCCAACTTGGTTGGCCACGGCAGACAGCTTGTGGCGACGGAAGTTGATCGTCTTGGTGTTGTTGGCCGGCAGCGGCTTCATTTGGCCGATCTGTTCCAGAATCAGGAACGGGATGGCGCGTTCAAGCAGGGTTTTAGCCGAGTAGGCGGCTTGGGTCGGGGTAATCGAACCGTATGCGGTAACAGCCATGAGTTTTCTCCTATGAAAATGGCAGTCAATTCGTTTGAATTCGCTGCCGCTTCCTGTCGGTTCGCTTCAGGGCGTGTGCTTGTTTCTGCTTGGGGCCAGTTCGGTATCCCGTGAATCCAGAGGCGCGTCCTTGCTTCCCTAGTGGGTTGCGGTACAACTTCCACGGATTACCCGCCGTGGCCCGGGGTAGCAAAATCGGTGAATCAGAGACTCATCGATGGAGGCACGATAAGCGCCTCCACCAATGACGCACGCAGTTGGTCAGTCGTCTTTCCAAGCGGACAGATACTCCGCCCGGTCCTTCTTGGGATCGTCAGCCGGAATCTCGGTGCCGCCCTTCAGGCCGCGCAATCCGCCTTTGACATCGGCAAACTTGGCATCGCCAGCGCCAGCGTTATCGGCGGCCACCTTGCGAAACTTCTGCTCAACAGCCTTGACGATAGGGGCGGTCATATCCGGCTTGCGCTCGGCTTTGCGCTCAACGGCCGGCGCATCCTCGGCGAAGGCCGGGACTTCCTTGGTCGCCTTGGTTTCCGCCTTGGCGGCCGGCTTGCTGCGCGGCTTGGCTGAACGCTTGGCAGCCGACTTGTCTTCCGGTTTCTCTGCTGCCTTGGCAAATGCGGCCGAATACTCTGCGTCACGTTCGGCCATGCGCTGCTTGGCAGTGGCAAGGGCGCTAATATCGTCGCCCTCGTACTGCTGCGCGGTCGGCTGCTCGGCTTCGTCGTTCAGGATCTCGTCCATCTCGTTATCGCCGGCCATTACATTGCGTCCCATGCGGCGCGGTATTCGTCCTCGTCACCGACTGGCACGCGGCCCGGCAGTTGAACAGGGGAAGAGCCACGCACACCCTCGGCTGCATCAAGTGCATCATCGACGGAGGCATCCGGACCAACCTGCTCGGCCTTCTGTTCCAGCGAGTCCTTGTAGGCATTCAGCAGGTTGATAACCTGCTTCGGCGTGCCGTTTTCCAGCACAGCCTGAGCGGCCTCCTGCTCATCGCCGGACAGGCCGTTGATGTAGGCGCCGAATTCCGGGCTGTTGATGATCTGCTCGAAGTTCTCATGGGCGTCAGCAATGGCGCCGAAGTGCATGGACTCGAAAGCGGCATGGACATCCTGAATTGCTTGCGCGATGGTTTGATGCAGTGGATTCAGTTTGGCATCGATGTCTTCAGCGGCCAGCTTGCGGGCTTCATGGGCGGCCAGCTTGGAAATCATGCCCACGAACTCGTCGCCAAAGTCCTCGGCAAGACGCTGGCGGATCTCGGCAATCTCGGCGTCATCGGCAGCGGCCGGCGCTTCGCCATTGCCACCGGAGCCCAAGGCAGCTTCGCGGGCGGCCAGTTCCTCTTCGCGCTTACGCAGGCGGCCTTCCCAAGACTTCTGACGCTGCAGATCCTCGGGGGAAAGCTGCCCGGCCTGCTCGCCTTCGGCGGCTGCTTCGGCGATCAGGTCCGGCTGGCCGGCGCTTGTATCAATACCGGCCTCTTCGGCGGCATCATTGACGGCGGTTTTGGCATCGATCACCACGGCGCCGGTATCGTCGTCAGACATACCTTCGGCAGCGGTCAGGGAAACTTCATTACCAACGGACTCGTCGGTTACGTCTTCTTCATTGAAGGCTTTGCTGAATTCACGGTCTTGCATTACGGGTTCTCCGAAAGTTTTACCCGCAAGCAAGGCGGGCGGTTTGTATCCTGCTGGGCAGGGCAATAGCTCTTGCAGCGTGTATTGGAATGCCGGCCACCAATGGCGCATGCAAAAGAAAACCCGCACTAGGCGGGCTTTAGGGGTTCCAGCTACGGGAAGGATTCATCTCACGATGAGTACCACTAGGAGATCACCGTCCTTTCGAACAATGAGGGTTTCTAGTCGAAGGTGTAGCCCGTGAAGGCGCCACCGGGATCCACCAGCGCGGAGCGCATGGAGATCAACTGCTTCACCCGAACTTGCTTGTGTTCCAGCTTGCTCGGTGCGCAGGTCATCATCGCGGCTTGGTGTTGAGCAATCAGGCACTCAATCCATTCCACGAAATGCTTGTACTGCTCCGTACCAATGCCACGGCGCAGATCGGAGTAGGCTTCCATGGTTTCGGCCATGGCTTTGTTTTCATCGATGATGGGGGTCACTTGATAGCATCCTTGATTTGTTAGATACAACTTCGAAATGGCTTATCCCTGTTCGTTAAACGCTCTCGAAAACTCCTGACGCGCCTTGGCATCCTCATCCTCGTGCTTGACGTATTCTTTTGTGCTGACCTCGCCAATCTGTTCGGCGTCAGCGGCGCGGCCAATGGTCGGTGCCTGCTCTACCGTCTTTTCCCAAGCACCAACACGCTTTCCGCCGACAGCGGAGAGATCTATGGCTCTCGCTGGTGCAATCTTGATCTTCCCGATTGCTTTGCCAACTTTCGCTAGACCGATTCCGGGGATAAAGGATGCTGCTGCGATAGCGCCATCAAGCGAATCCCCACGATCCATTGCGTCAGCGTAGTCAGCGGCGGCGGCGGCTTGACCGGAGAAAGGCAATACAGCCCCAACGCCGTAGGCTACCGGATGCTCGTCCTTGAACTGGCGCCACGCCTTCAGGTACTCGCCTTGGCTTACCTTGTCGATGATTCCGCCCATATCAATCAATCTCCTGTGTTTCAATTCCGGCCTGCTGGCCAACGTGCGGGCTCATCGGTTGAGCCTCTTGCGGCCCAGCCTGCGCCGGCTCCTGCATTGGTTGCGGTCCTTCAACCGGAACACCTTGCGCCAGTTCCGCGCCGGAGCCCGGCTGCTGGTCCGCATCCTTCCAGCCTGACGACTGCAGAATGGAATCGCCAGAGGCGGCAATGCTCGGGTTTTGCGCAGCCACGCCAGCGGCTTGCATGGCGGAGTACGCTGCCTCAACACGATGATTGAGCGCCTGCGCATCGGCCTTGGCTGCTTCGGCTTGTGCCTTGGCGGCCTTGGCCTGAGTCTCGGCAAGCTGGCCTTGCATGAGCGCCATCTGCAACTGCTGCTGCATCTGCTGCATCTGTTGCTGCATCTGCGCCATCGGGCTTTCCTGCATGGCCTTGAATTCATCCTCGTCCATGACGATGCTCTTCAGGTCCAGCACTTCGGCCTGCTGCTCGGTCAGCGAATCCCACTTGATGCGTCCGCGCTGCTCGGGCTGCAACGTACTGACGAACTGCGCGAGGTTTTGCGCACGGACTTCCTTAGCCACCAGCGAAGAAGCGCCCTTGGCCACGACATCGAAATCGCCCTTGATGGCGTCATCGCGGGAAAACTTCATGTTCCAGTGATACAGGTCGGTGATGAACGGCTTGGTTACGCCCTCGTCCCAATTGACCACCAGATCCTTGAGTGCAATGTTTGCCTGCGCCAGCAACATCGATAGCCCGCCCATGGTGCCGGCCGCCCCTTTTTGTGGGTTGTCGCCATAGGTGAATTTCGGAATGGCCAGCGTTTCATCGGCGTTGTTGTCAAACAGCTTCAGGATCTCGGACAGTTCTGCCATGTGGCTGTTGAACTGCAGTTCCCGAATGGCCGGATACTGGAAGTCGCCGCCTGTGCGCGGCCATACCTTGCCCGGGTAGATGTCGGTCAGGTTGGCTTGCGGCGGGAAGGCTGGCACGAATACTTCGAACTGCGGGCCAGCGGTCACGGCGGCGTTGTCCAGAATCATCCGGGCTGCAGCATTCACCATCTCCTGATCGTCGCGCATGATCGAGGCGATGCCCTCGCCGAAGATGCTGGTTTCGTCCTTGTCGAAGTAGTAGAGGTGATACGGATACTGCACACCTTCAATCGGCGACAGCACGGCCTTGATGATCTTGCCGTCAGGGAACACCCAAATGTTCGCGAAGAAGGATTCGTGGCGGCGCTCATGTGGGACATCAACGCCAGCAGAGGCCAGCACATCACCGGCCAGCCAGCCCCAGCGTTCATAGATGTCGTACTGGCCTGTCTTGTGGGACGAGTTGATCCGCATCTGTTCGCCGAGAACACGAATGTGCTGTTCGTAGTTCATCAGCTTGATCAAGCCTTCTGGATAGGTGTCGATGTAGTTCTTGATCGACTCCCCATCGAAGCTCTTGCGCTGGGCAAGCTCAACCAGATCCGCTCGGGTCAGGCGGTGATGCTCCCATGTGTAGCGCGCCTCCTTCAGTTCCGTCACGGTCATGTCGGGGTAGAAGCGCCAGATCGGCGTATGGGCTAGGAACGGCGCAGCGAAGCTCTGCTGCTTCTGCACAAAGCGGCGCCTCTCGGCGTCATAGACATACGACAGGCGTGTGCGGCGCTCGACCAGCGGGCCTTTCAGGATGCCTGTGCCGTACAGGTTGCCGGAGTGGATCACGCCCCGGGAGACATCGCGATACTTGGCCTCGGCCAGTTGATCATCAATGCGGTCGCCCATCTTCTCGGCGGATTGAGTGACAAACTTCCGGATGGCCAGCTTCATTTCCTTGCTGGTCGGCGGTTTGCCAAACGCCTTGGTCAGCATGGCGCTGATCTCTGTTTCAACCTCGCTTGGTACGGATGGCTCCGGCGTGGCATCAACGGAGTAGTTGCGCTCCTTGTTGGCCGGGAAGAGTAGATCCATCAGGCGGGCATCAACAGATTCCACCTTGACGCGGGTTTTCCGGAGGAACGACTTGGAGCCGCGCATCTTGGCTTCCACCTCGGGCTCATAGATCCCCTTGTACTGACGAAGATCACGAACCCATCGCTGCTCGGCCGTCAGGCGCAGTGTCTTGGCCTGCTCGAATTCCGTCAGTAGGTCAGTGCCGAGATTGAAAAGCGGGTTCTCCATGGGCGAGTTGTCGCCGGCAAAGAGTCGTGAAGCCGCTTGGGTGAATTGCTGTTCTTCGGAAGCCATCGGGAAGAGCCTGAGAATGGGAGTTGCCTGATTCTCAGGTTGGCCACCAATGGCGCCGGCTAGAAGCGGGCGATGCGGTCTGATAGGATGTGCGAGTATTCGGCCATTACATCCGCCTGCTGCTTGAGCAATGCCCGGTCGGCGCCATCCAGCGAATGAAAGACTGGCGTTCCGATGAATGTCAGAAGGCTTCCCAGCTTTGAGTCCAGTTCGTTGCGCT